GGCGGGCGCGGGCGAGGGCGAAAATGCCACCGATCGCGCCGCACGATCCCTGACCGGCGAGGCAGGGGTGGCGGGCGGTTCCGGGCCGGACGCGACCGCCGGGAAGGCGTCCCATTCGCTCACGGCACGATCCTCTCGACGCCATTCGGGTCGATGAAACGGGTCCCGCGCGGCAAGCGGCGGGCCTCGTCGGCAGTGCGGACCTGGACGGGGCGCCCAGCGGCCTGCGGGCGAGGCTCGTAGAGCCCGGCCGACTCCGCCTCACGGTCTCCCCACACCTTCGCCGACGGCCGGACTTCGGCGCGCGGCGGGCCGCCGGTGAACCGCTCGTCGAACGTCGCGGCAGGCTGCGCCGGCGCCGCGCTGGCGGCCGGCCGATCCGGCTGCCGAGCCGTTCCGGGCGGAGGCGCTCTATCGAGGCTGCCGCCGCGACCGCGACCGACCGTGTCCATCACATAGCGAAGCTCACGCTCCAACTGGTCGAGCTTAGCACCGGCAGTCTCGGCAGTGTCGGTTGGGCTGAACTGGTATCTCCGCACATACTGTGCCGCTTCTGTCTGCGACATTCCCGCGCCGGTGAGATTGCGCAGCAGCGCTTCTGCGCCGCTGTCGATCTGGCGGCGCAGCTCCCCGGGCGCCCCAGCTCCGAGATAGCCCATGGCGGCGTCGATCGGCCCCGTCATCTCCCCGCTCTTTACCCGCTGCCGGATCGCCGGGAGCTGATCGAGGAATGACCGGCCGAGGCCGAGCCGGGCCGCCACTTCGGCATCGACCTTCTCCGCCGGCCCGCCCGCGATCGGCACGAGGCCGGCGTCCGGGTTGGACGGGTCGGCCCACTTGTAGCCGGCCGGAGCGTTCTGGCGGTCCGTCACCTGCCGCTTGTAATTCGGGTCGGCCGGGCCGCCTGCAATCGGCCTCATGCCTCCTGTCGCGGGATCGCGCTCGAACCCGGCCGGCAGCCGCCCACCCTCCAAGATGCGTTGATCCAGCTCGTAACGCCGATCCGCATTGCGCTGTGCGCGAGCCGCCTCATCGCGCCGCCACGCGAAATCTCGTTCGTCGGTAGCGCGCGCGTAGTCCCGCTGCGCCCGAGCATCGGCCAGCCGCGCGGCCGCCATGCCGGCATCGACCTCGCCGGCACCAAGATAGCGCGTGCCCAATTTGTTCAGATCGACATTGCCGTCCGGCCCGGTGGCATCGGCCACGGCCTGCGCCATCATCTCCTTGCGCCGATACTGGCCGATGGCGTCGCCGATGCGCGCGAGGGGCGCCCAGTCGATTTGCGGGGCGGTCTCCCACTTCGGGAGCTGGAGTGGATTGATGCCAGCCATGTCACTTCTTCCCGCCGAACAGATTGCCGGCCATGTTCATCAGCCCGTTCCAGAACTGGCCGCTGGCGTTCATCTGCGCGTTGGCGGACGCGGTGTTCGAGTTCGCGGTACCGCTGGCGACGTTGCCGGCGACGTTCGATCGGTTGAGGGCTCGATTATCGTAGGCCCCGGCCTGGGTGCCGTAGACGCCGGCTCGCCCGCTCGCCGCCGCGCCGGTCGCCGAAAGGCCCGAGTCGCTGTAGCCCTTGAGATGGCCGAGCCAGTTGTTCCAGTCCTGGTTGGCGAGCTGCTGCGCGCGCGCGCCGATCTCGGCCATCGTGTTGCCCGACGCCGCCAGGCCGAGCGACGCGGCCTTGCGGGCGACCGCGTCGGCGGCTTGGTCGACCTGATACTGATAGCCCGGGCTCGACTGGAACGCGGTCCGCGCCGCGGCGGCCGCATCGGCGCCGTTCACGCCCATCGCATCCATCGCGAGCGCCCCCGCCCGGCTGTAGCGGTCGCCGATCTGGCCGAGCGGCGTGAACGCCTCGGCCGCCTTGCCGTAGGCCGCATCCGCGGCGGCGCCGCCCTGGTCGATGTAGCCCTGTGCGTCGCGGCCGTATTGCGCGTAGAGCCGCGCATTCTGCTCGGCGGCGTTCTTGGCGCTCGAGCCGGTAAAGATGTCGAAAATACCCATCACGGGATCTCCGCTCGCAGCGCCGACACGAGGTCGTGCAGGCTGCGCAAGAGGTCATAGAAGGCGCGCGTCGGCCGGCCGGTGGCGGGATCGATCAGCACCACGGTGGGCGGCGGCAGCGGCAGCGGCGGCTTGGTCGCGGTCGGCATGTCATCCGCTCCGGGCTTCCGCGCTCATCGTCGCGCCGAGGAAGCCGACATAGACCGGGTCGGCGATGTCGAGGCGCCAGCGGCGGCCGTAGGGACCGGCGATCCCGGTGTTGAACAGCGTGATCCGGGTGTCGCCGCGCGCCTGGTGGCCAAGCGAGCGGTGCAGCGGCGCCGACCACGACAGCCCGCCGTCGTCGCTCCATGCGATCTCGACGGTCGGATCGGTCTCGATCGGATCGAGCCCCGCCGCCACCCCGACGCCGACCGCGAAACGGAAATCGGCGCGCGCGATCCGCTGGCGGTTCGGGAAGCCCGACACCGGGCCGCTCTCGATCCGCATCGGCAGCGGCGCGGTGACGTCGCGGTGCGCCGCCGTGGTGATCTCGACGATGTGGCCGGACGCGGTGTCGCCGGCGAGCCAGCGCCCGAAGGCGGGCACGGCGCCGGCGATGCGGCTGCGCGTCGCCTGGTGGGCGCGCCGCTCGTGCCACTGGCCAGTGCCGAGATCGAGCACCCAGGTCCAGGCCGGGCTGCTCAGCTCCCACATCGCGTGGCCGCCCGCCATGTAGGCGGTGGCCTCCAGGGTGCTCTTGTCCGCCACCGCCTCGATCAGCCGATCGAGATCGGGCGGGCTGACCTTGTCGACCTGATAGCCCGTCAGCCGCACCACGGTGCTGTCGTGCGCGACCCATACGAGGCCCTTCGACATCTGGTCCTCGTGGCCGGCTACCGCATAGGGGCCGATCAGGCCGTAGTCGAGCACGGTCGAGCGCTGGAACGGAAACGGCGAGGTGCCGACATTGGTCCACACCTCGGACGTGTAGGCGCCCATCAGCACCAGGACGCTGCCGGAGGTGACGACCCGCACCAGTCCATCGGGGCGGGCCTCGCCGCGCGCGAACGACAAGGGGTTGACCGCCGTCGTGTTGAGGTCGGTCGCGAACACACGGCCGTCGCCGATCCCGAACACCAGATAGCCGTCGATCGAGGTGACGCTGTTGGGAGAGGGTAGGTCCGCGTCGGGGTAGCCGTTGGTGACGGTCGACGAGGTGAACGTCGCGACAGTGCCGTCCGGGTCGACGAAAACCTGATCCGGAGTCGTGGCGTTGTTGCGGGCGAAGAACCCGCGCCGCGTTCCGTTCAGCGCGCCGATGTCGACCGCCGCGCCGCCCGCGGCGGTGTGCTTCACCAACCGGCCGGACCATGCGCTGTAGAGCGTGCCGTTAATCTCGGCGGCGCCGCGGAAACCGGTCCGTGTCGTAGTGCCGAAGGCGCGCAGGCCGGGCACCCGTCGGTAGACGCGATCCGACGCCGCGGTGTCGCCGAGCGGCTCGCCGAAGCCGTTGATCAGGCGCCCGGCGCTCTCCTGCGGGTGCCGGCCCGGCGCGCTCGACAACGGGAAGGGGATCGGGACGACGCTAGCAGCCATGGCGACACCGCACGAGACCCCGCCGCAACATCGGGTCGGTGCGCAGCGTGCGGCGGGTCCGCGGCGGCCGGCCGAGCCGCCGCAACCGCTCCTCGGCCTGCGTCCGAAGCACGTAGAAGCTGGGATCGGCCTGGAGCCCCCAGCCGCACTTCGCCTCGTCGGCCAGCACCGCGGCGAGCGCCAAGAACTGCGCCGGGTCGATCTCGCCGCCGCTCGCCACCGGCTCGCCAGGGGCGTCCACATAGGCGATCTCGTCGGCCGCCAGCATCGACACCATCGGGTCGATCAGGGCGTCGACCTTGGCGACGTCCTCGGCGGCCGACGTCTGGCCGGCGGCGAGCACGCCGAGATTGTCGAGCGCCTTGTCGATCAGGTCACGGCGTGTGTAGGAGACCGCGGCCATTGCTCAGCTCTTCCGCTTCTTGGGTGCGGGCGGCGGTGCGGCCGCCTGACGGTCCGGCGCGTCGCCGGGGGCGCCGGGGGCGCCGGGCTCAGGCGGAATGCCGCGCTCCACGTCGTGCGGGTGATAGCCGCGCGCCGGCCGGTCGGCCCAGCCCTCGGGCAGAGGCCCGTCGAACAGGTGCTCCTCGGGGCCGCGATAACCCCAACGCCTGGTATCGGTCATGATGTCCTCGGGGAGAGGGGGCGGACCGAAGCCCGCCCCGACGTCATGGTCAGCCCCACAGACGGACGGCGAGGTCGGGATAGATCGCCTCGACTCCGAACATCACGTCGAGCCGGATGATCTCCTTGTCGTTCGTGATGTCGAAGTCCTTGACGACGCGGATCGACAGGCCGTTGTGGCTCTCCTGCGCCTTGAAGGCGGCGCTGTCCGGCATGATCAGCGGGACGGTCACCAGCGCGAAGGCGTTCCGCGAGAAGCAGAGGTTCTGCGGGTAGGCCGTCGAAGCCGTGCCGAGCACGGTGATCGCCGCGTTGTCGGCCGGAGCGTTGCTCACGGTCTGCTGCGCACCGGACGTGATGATCGCGGGCGAGATGGACAGCGTCGCATTGCCGGAGCCGTCGGCGGTGGCGTCGGCGAGCGCCACGAACTGCTGCAAGTAGGGCATCACCTGCTTGCCGGTCGTGCCCTCGCCGGGGACCGGATTGACTGCGTAGACGCCCGCGATGGTGAACACGTCACCCGCCTTGAGCACGGCGCTGGAGGCCGTCCAGGCGTCGGTGACGAGGCTCTGCTTGTTGCCGGTAGACGCGATGGACTGATAGGTCACGCTCTGGTTCGCGCCGTTCACCAGGGGAGAGCCGGCCTTGGTGCCGACGACGTGGTTGCGGACGTTCTGGCTGCGGAACGTGTCGAACCCGGCGATGTCGCCGATCGTGCCCTCGCGGTACGCCGACTTGGCGACATCGGCCATGTACAGGGCCGTCTGACCGCCGGCGAGGGTCCAGCCTGCGGCCGGGTTCACGACGGCTGCACGAGGCTTCGCCGGCACCGCCATCTCGTCCAGCCGCTGGGCGGCGGACCCGAGGGCCGCGAAGTTGGCCGGCGTGGTGCCCGGCGTGCCGACCGAGTTCCACACCTTCTTGTAGAGGCTGGCGACCGCCTGGTCGACCACCTGGGCGAGGGTGATGCAGGCGGGTTGAATGTAGCGCTCGGAGTACTTCTCGATGGTCAGGGTCAGGTCTTGAGAGCTGAACTCCCAGCCGACATGCTTGCGCTGATCGATCTTGATCGCCGTGTTGCCTTCTTCGACGTCCTGCTTGACCAGCGTCGCGCCGTCGGCCGCGTAGAACTTCACCGGCCGCCGAATGCTGACGGTGTCGCCGACCTTCACGAACTCCTTCTTGTACTCACGGTGGACGCGGTTCGCGAACACCAGGTTGTTCTCCAGATGCATCAGCGCTTCCTTGGCGATGACGCTCGGGGTGATCAGCTTGTTGGCCATGTGCGGCTAGTCCTCAGCCTTTGCGGGCCTCGCGCCACTTCCGGTACTGCTCCATCGTCATCTTGGACGGGTCGGGAACAGCGCTCGCGCCTCCCTTCGGGGGCGTCTTCGGCGGAGGAGCCTTGGTGGTGGTCTTCTGGGTGGGTAGGGTCAGACGCGCTTCGATGCGCCCGATCTCGCGGGTTGCCTCTCGCTCGCTCATCCGGTTGAGGCGGTCGAGCCGCTCCGGGTTCTTGGCGAGGTGGTAGAGGAGGTGAGCCGAGCTGTCGGACTCGATCACCAGCCGCTCGACGATCGGCGATGCCTTGAGACCATCGCGGGACGCCTTCTTGAGCGTCGTCGCGAAGTCGGGCACCTTCTCGGCGAACTCCTCGACACGCTCCTGATGCGCCTCGACCTGCTCGCGCAGCGCCGCGTGGTGAGCGTTGTGCGCCTCGACGGCGCGGCGTTGGAGCTGCCGGAAAGTCTGGCGGGCGTCGATCTCGTAGGCGGTGCGGGCGCGGTCGTAGGCGGCGTAGTCGGTGCCGAAATCCTCCTCGCGCGGCGGGTCGCCGATCTCGGCGCGGACGTCGGCCAGCGTCACGCCGCCGTCGCTCGGAACGCGACTGCGGAGCGTGGCGAGCTCGGCCTCCGCGGCGGCCAGGCGGCGCTTGAGCCGCTCGGAGCCGGATGCCTTCTTGCGGCGAGGCTGCTCGTCGTCCTCATCGCCCTCGTGCTCGTCCGCGTCGCCGGCGTCGTCGCCAGCGTCCTGGTCGCCCTCGGGCTCGTCCGTCCCTGTGTCGGCCGGTTCGGGCTCATCGCCCGCGTCGACCTGGGTGGACTCGTCGACCCGGTCGGCCAGCAGGGTGTCGTCCGCCGGCGCGGAACCGTCGTTCTCGATGTCCATGCGTCTCTCGTCGGTGGTGCCGCGCGGGGGCGGCGGTCATCACGCGGCCAGCACGTCGCGCGCCGGCCTGCGGAAGCGTGTCAGTAGCGATAGCCGTAGATGGCCACCGCCGCATTGGTGTTGCCAGCGCCAAGAGCCGGCAGCGTCAGGGTGATCGCAGTGTTTGGCGCACTCGCCGGCATGCAGGGTGCAAGATCGAGCGCGACAGTCTCGTTCTGCGCAGCCGGATCGGCCTTGACCGCGTACGGCAGCGTGATCGTCCCGCCGAGCAGACCGGAGATGGTCGCGTTTACGACCGTCGCGGCTGTAGCCCCGGTCGACATGATGATGAACCCGCACAGGTAGTGGGTCCGATCGACAACCGCGCTCATCGTCGCGGTCGCCGCCGCGTTCGCGACGTTGCCGCTGGATTTGGACTGGTACACGGTCCAGGTTGGCACCTGCTGTGCGTACGAGCCACCAGCGGTGAGTAATGAAGCGGTGAGTGCGAGCCAGTAGACGAGGCGCATGATCACATCCCTTCGGGAGGCCGCGCCAGCACGTCGCCGGGCGCGAAAAAGCCGCCCGGAGGCGGCTCGGAAGCGGTGGTGGCGGGGTCCATCGGCGGCGGCACGCCGCCCTGGCCGGTGTCGCCCGGCATCGGCGGCGGCACGGCGGGCGGCTGCATCGCCTGCACGGCGTCGACGAGCTGCATTATCACGGCCGAAATCGTGTCCACGGCGGCGGCGAGCTGGTCGACGCGCGGGTCTGACGCGGCTCCAGCGGGCGCCTGCTGCGCCGCGGCGCTCGCCGCCTCCATGCGCGCCGTTTCCAGCTCGGCGGCGATCTTCTCGCGCTCGACGTCGAGCTTCGCGGCTTCGAGCTGCATCTTCATCTGTTCGAGCTGCGCCTTCTGCTGCTCGGCCTGTGCCGCGGCCTGCTGCGCCGGATCGGGGGGCGGCGGAGGCGGGGGCTGCTCGCCGGACTCGGCCGCCTCGGCCTGCTGGATCGGCGGCGGCAGCATGGTCCTCAGCCGCTTTGCGATCTTGTCGGCCAAGGGGAAGTCCTGCTGGCTAGCGAAGAGATCGGCGAGGATCACGGCCTGTGGCCCGAGCGCCTGCATCAGCGCCTGCATGCCGTCACGCGCCTCGGCCCTCGCGGTCGTGAAACTCGGACCCATCTCGATCGAGAGGTCGTAGGCGCCGACCGTCACGTCGTTGAGGACGTGCGTTGCGATGCCGTCACCGTTCGGGTCGATCAGTACCTCGTTGAGTCGCACCAGGTCGACTTTACCATCGTCGCCGACGATGCGGATCGTGCGCGCGGTGTCATACACGTACGGGATCAGGTCGAGCAGAATGCGGCCGGTGTGGCGGAGCGCCCGGGCGAAATTGTCGACATACACATAGGTGCCGGTGTCGCCCTCGCGCTGGCGCGCCATGATGGCGCGGCCCGACGTCTCGTTGCTGGCGGCGCCGAGCGAGGCCGGGTAGATGCCGGTGACCGCCGACATGTCGCCGGTGGCGGTGGCGAGCAGCTCGCCGATGCCCTGGGACGAGACGGCCGGCTGCACCCGCTGCGGCGCTTGCCCGCCGTTCGCTGGATCGGGCTCGTACTCCAGGTACGGCCAGTTCTTCGCGTTGGCCGTCTCCCACTGGTCCACGAACTTCTCGAAGTTCTTGCGGGTGCCGGTGAACGGCGCCTTGGGTTGCAGCGCGATCACCTCGGCCTGCGCCGAGATCGAGTAGTTGTAGAGGCGCTGCGGGTCCCTGAGCGTGCGGATGACGCCGCGCCGCACGGTGCGGCCGCCGATCCGGATCTCTTCGCCGATGAGCGGCACGATCGGGATGTGCCGGCCCGGCCACTCGTCCGGCCCCTCCAGGATCTCGCTCGCCGAGATCAGGCTACGCATCACCTTGTGGTCGTCGCGCGTCTCGATCCTGGCGCCGAGCGCGACTGCGTCCGCCTCGGCGGCCGCATCGTCGGTGACGTCGTCGACGCCGCCATCGGGCATCAGGGCGAGGCGGCGCTTGGCCGGCACCTTCTCCCAATATTCGGCGACCCGCACGGTGTCGTTGCCGACCAAGTCGGTCAGCACGGCACTGGCGTCGGCGCGATCGACGGCGTCGGCGCTGGCATCCGGCCATCGCGCCTCGAAGGCGGTGCGCGACAGGTCGACCGGCACGAAGCACCACGCCGCGTCCTCGCGGGTCGGCTGGACCGCGTCGGGGTCCCAGATCACCGAGACACCGTCCTCGATCGGCGCGACGCCGATCTCCTGCAAGAACGTGTCGGTGCCGGCGTATTCGGTGGTGATGCGCCAGTGGCCGACGCCGGCCGCGACCTGGCTGTCCACGGCGCAGAAGTAGGCGGCCTGCGCGTCGCTGCGCTGCTCGATGTAGCGGATCAGGCCGGGCAGGATCTTCGCCGCGACCTCGGCCGAGCCGCGATCGTCGACCGGCGTCACCTTGATGGCGGGCCGCATCTGCCGCATGTCTCCGGTGACCTGGCGCACGAACTGGCTCGACTTGTCGACCGTCAGGCACGGCCGGCCTTCGTCCTCGCGGCCTCGGCGCGCCACCTCGTCCCACTGGCCCTCGCCGGCGCGGAACGCCAGGTCCTCGTAGGCGCGCGTGATGTTCTCGCGCTCGCGCTCGTAACCGCGCTCGTAGCGGCGCAGCGCCTCGGCGTGCGGGTCGGTGTCGCCGGCCGCTGTGCCGGCGTCGGACTGGGTCTGCTCGGCCATGTGGTTGCGTTCCGCCCTGGACGGGCTACACTTTTCCGATCCGGAGGGACCGATGGACAGGGTGATGATTGCGGCGGGAGGATTGGCGCGAGCTGGACTCGGAGTCTCGGCGGTGTGGGCCGGGCTCTTCCCGCTGCTTTTCCTCGGTGCGGCGGACTGGCCGGGCTTCCTCGCGGTTCACCTCGCGGTCGGCGCGATCAGCTTGGGGCTCGGCACGGCGACATGCTTCATTTTCGTCGCCGCTCTCCCGGTCCTGCGATTGATCTCTATTCTTCGGTCGGCGCGTCGGGCTTCGGCTCAGGCTTCGTCTTCGGCTTTGCCTTCCGCTTGACGGTCGGCCGCGTGCGCTGCGCCACATAGGCGTCGGCCGCCTCGATCAGCCCCTTGGTCCTGGCGATCGGCGCCGGCCTCTCCATCCACCCCATCGGGAACTCTGACCCGAGCTTTGCAAGCGGCACCCCGGCCAAGAGCCCGGTGGCGGCACGCTTCGCCAACTCGACCGGGTCCGTCAGGGTCGCGCGAGCCGCCTCGCGGTTCGGGTCACCCGCCGGAAGCATCAGTGCATCATACTCCTGCGGGATCAGGCTGGCTTCGGCCGGCAGTGCAGCCGAAGCGCCCATGACGCCCCACCCTGGTTTTGCCCCGGGCGGAGGCCCCAGTTCATCGAATGCCCGCATCTCTGCCGCGATGCCGCGAGCCGCCGGCTTCGACGCGCCGGGCAGCGCCTCGGCCGCCTGATCGACGGCGGCATTCCATCGACCGATGGCGCGGTTGTTGTAGATGGTCTTGCCCGCCTTGACGGCGGCCGGAACGGCAAAGGCCGCCGCGGCTCCGGCGAACGGCAGCGCCGATGCGAGGTTGGGATAGCGCTCGCGGAACGGCATGCGTGCCTCGGCGTCGCGAGCCCTGGCCGCCGCGGCCTCGGCGTCGCGCTGGCGCTGTGCCTCCATCTGCCGTTGCAGCTCGGCGTCCTGGACCGCGCGCTGGCGCTGGAACTCGGCCTCGGCGCGCTGCCGCTCCATGTCGGTCTGGGCCCGCATCCGGGCCTCGGCCTCGGCAGCCTGGCGCTGCGCTTCAAGTCGCTGGCGCTCCACCTCGATCTGCTGGCGCTGCTCCCGCGTGAGGCGGGTGCCGGCGTCAGCCGGGGTCATCGTGGCCCCCAGCGCACCGGCCACGGCCGCTGTGGTCTTCGGGGCTGCGGCGATCACGCCGCGCACCAGCGGAGCCGCCAGCGGCGCCATGGCTGTCACGGCATTCGCCGCGGCGCGGGGGTCGTCGCCCTCGCGCAGTGCATCGTTGGCGCCGAGCGTGCCGCCGATCACCGGCAGGATATCGGCGAGCGACAGGCCGGCGGTGTCGCTCCGGGCCGTGTTGGGTAAACCGGTCGACCCGACCAGGCCGGCGACGAGGTCGCGCTTCGGCTGTCCGCCGCCGTCGCCCATTAACCACCCGCCGATGCGCTCTCGCCACGTCGGGGTGTAGGCGCGCAGCTCCTGCGTCGGCTCATAGCGGGCGAGCCCAGCACCAAGTTCATCGAGAGCCGACCATCGCTCGTCGAATGTCGCCATCGTCAGGCTCCCATCCAGCCTCCGCCGCGCGGGCGGGAGCGTCGTTCCTTGGTCTGCATCGGCTGCTCGTAGGCGACGCACATCAGGCCGAAGGCGTCGGCCGCGTGGCTCGACCAGTCGTGTTCGGGGCCGAGCCCCACATTGCGGTTCTCGTCCCGCCGCTCGTGATAGAAGCCGAGTGCATCGCGCCCGGCCTCCGTGGCGGCGGCGTCGAACCAGATCCGGGGAAACAGCCGCCGGACGGCTTCGATGCGCATCATCGCGGCGCCGCGGCCTTGGTTCTGCACCACCTCGACCTCGAAGCCGGCGTCGCGGACATGGTCCTCGTAGCGCTTGCCGGTGATCGTGTTGGTGTTGACCCCGTCGTGCGGCAGGACGCACAGCGCCTCGCCGTGGCCGCGTGCGCGCAGCTCGGCGACGTAGTGGGCGAGCACCTGGCCGACGCCCTCGATGTAGTCGAGCACCCGGATCTCGCGGTCGACGAACTGGGCGACCCAGATCGCCATGGCGTCGGCCGAGGCGCCCGCGCCCCCGAGATCCCAGAAGGCACGGCGCCGGATCAGCGGATCGGCCACGACCTTGCCGATGCGGCCCTCGGTCTTCGCGGTGGCGAGGTGCTTGGCGAAATAGGCTCCGGTCAGGGCCGACACATAGCCGCCCTCCCAGATGTGATCGTACTGGTCCGGATCGTCGCGCAGGCAGTCGCGGCGCTCCTGGTCCAGCACCGCCGGGAACCACGGATTGTCCCGCCAGTTCGCCTGCACCACGACGGCGCCGGTCGGCGGCGAGCCGCGCAACAGAAGGTCGATCGGATCGGTCTTGCGCCGCGGGTTCCAGCTCGCCCAGATCTCCGAGCCCTCGGCCCGGATGGTCGGGCGCAGCAGGGTCAGCGATCGCGCCGACAGGGTCTGCGCCTCCTCGATCCAGGCGCGGCGAAAGCCCTCCAGGCTCTTGATCGACTCGGCCGTGTGGTCGGCCATGCCGTTGAAGATGATCACGCCGTCGCCCGGCGTCTCGATCCGCTCGCGCCACACCTTGAAGCCGTCGGCCTCGGTGAGCTTGTGCGCGACGAGCTTCGCCTCGATCAGGCGCTTGGCGCTGTCGGCCAAGGTCCGCTGCACCTCGCGGATGCACACCGACAGCAGGCCCTTGTTCGCCAGCGCGTCCTCGATCAGCATCTCGGCGAAGACGTGCGACTTGCCGGAGCCGCGGCCGCCATGCGCCCCCTTGTAGCGGGCCGGCGCGAGCAGAGGCGTGAACACCTCAGCCGTCGGCATCCTCAGGCTTCTGGTTCGGTCGGACGATGACACGTTCGATCCTGCTGACGACCGCGACGGGCCCTTCGCCGTCGGGTCCGGCGATCGCCTGCGGCGCCTTGCCCCAGGCTCGATCCAGCAGCGCCACGGCTGCGCTCACCCGGGCGGCCTCGCTCTCGCCGGCCGTCGCGATCTGCGCCAGGGCCTCGATCGCCTCGGCGGTCTTCGCCCTGGCGAGGTCGCGCACCTCGGTGATGGTCTTCGGCCTGCCGCCAGGATTGCCACTCCGCCCGGGCTGGAACTTAGCCATGTGATTTGCCCTGTTACGGGTCTGTTCTCAGGACGAAGCAGGCGCCGTGGCGCCAGCCTCTTGTTCCGTGCGGCTGACGCGCTTCGTGCGCGGCAGCGGCGCTGCGATCAGCACTTCTTGCCGCCCTTCTTCTTCGCCATGTGGCTCTCCTTGGTGATGGTTACAGGCGATCATCGTCGACGATGATCGACACGACGCGGCCGTGCTCGGCGTCATCGCGCACCTCGGCCCGCACGGTCGGAAAGTGCCCACCCGCAGGGAACAAGCTTTCGAGCGCTGGACCGATGACGCATCGAACGAAGTGCGAAAGGGTCTGCTCGTCACCACGCTCAGGGACATCGACGGCGCGCCTCATACGGTTTCCTCCCCCTCGATGAGCCCGCATCACCCGTGCCGCGACGAAGTCGGCGCGCTCGGCGGTGCAGCCGGTCCCGGCCCGCACGGTGGCGGCAATCTGGTCCAGCCGAGCCGCTTCCGGCGAGCCCTCGTCGGGTAGTCTCATGCGGCCGGCCGGGAACGTGATCACATCGCCCATGCGCATGCACCTCTCATAGAAACTTCCGTCCGGCGTGGTCGCGGAATGCCTTGGCACGTCGGTCATAGGCTTTCAGCGTGCGCACTTCACGGTGGCGCGTCACGTCCATCACCTTGAGCAGATCGGCGCCGGACTCCAGGGCCGAAGTGACGAAGCCCGCGCGCAGCGAGTGGCCGGAGAACTGCCGGGTATCGAGTCCGGCCGCCGCGGCGCGCCGCTTCACGATGTCGGCGACGGCGTGGTCGGACAGCGCGCCGGCGGCAACCCGGCCGCCGCGGTTGACCGCGCGGAACACCGGGCCTTCGGTGATCGCCGCGGCCGACAGCCAGGCGTCGAGCGCCTGGACCGGCCGGAGCTTCCCGCCGATCGGAACCGCGACTTGGTGACCCTCGCCCTCTTGGTCGGTCTTGGACCTCCGGATGTGGATGACCACGCCCTCCGGGGTCCGCTCCAGGTCGGCGACCGTGAGTGCGACGAGTTCCGAACGGCGGAGCGCTGCCGCGAAGCCGATCAGCAGGAGGGCGCGGTCGCGTCGCCCTTGCATGGTGTCCGGGATGCCCTTGAGCATCGCGGTGATGGCGCGCGCCGTCGCGGGAGCCTTTTGCTCGACCGCGACGCCGACCCGCCGCCGGATGCCTCTCAGCACCGCCTTGGTCGGCTCGGCGGCGGTCGGAGGGGGCGACCCGGCCAGCCGATGCGCGTATGCGATCGCGGCGGTCCGCCGCATGATGGTGCTCG